CCTGGTGCTGGAACCACTCGGCCTTAGCGAGCGTCAGCCACGCCTCGGCTTCTTCGGCGGGAAAGGCGGGGCGGTCGAGGTAGCGCCGCATCCACGAAACGGCCTTTGCGTAGTCCCCAAGCTCGAAGTATTCGCGGCCCAAGTAGAACCGGGTCCGAGCGTTGTCGGGGGACTTCTGAAGGATTCGGAGGTTCCGCTTGGTGTGGGACTCCTCGCGGGGGCGCGTGGTCTGCCTTACATCGGTGTCCACGGTGGCGACTTGGCTCAGGACTTCGTGGACCCGACCCTCCCACCTAAGGCTCGGAAGGTTCTTGAACAGCCACGCGGCCTTGTGGTGGCCGTCAATCGTGATCGAGGCTACGCGGTGGTCAGCGTCGATCCGGGCAATCTCGGCCCATATCTCGTCAAAGGGGGTCTGATTCAGGTGGTCAGCGTCAATCGAGTAAATCCACTCGCCCGTTGCCTGAGCCTTAGCGAAGTTCCTGGCCGCTGCGAAGTCGTCCTGCCACTCGAAGGTAAAGACCTTGGCCCCGAATGACTCGGCAATCTCCACGGTGCCATCCGTCGAACCCGTGTCCACCACGATCAGCTCGTCAGCGTCTTGGACGGAAGCGAGGCACCCCGGAAGGAACTCCTCCTCATCCTTGACGATCAGGGCTACGGAGAGGTTCATTCCTCGGGCGGGGTGAACTCACCCGTTTCGGCGTTGTAAGTCCAACCGATCCACGCGCCTGAATCGCCACGCTCAACGAAAGCCAAGCCTTCGGACGGGGTGTATTCGGCTTCGCCGTCATATTGAATGGCATTGGCGATCAGCCCGGAATCTGTTTTGTATTCAAGCCAGATCATCCATACACCCAAATCCTGACTTCGCCGCGTCCACCGGCTCCACCGGCTCCGCTGTTTGTGCCGTTGTAGATGCCACCGCCACCGCCACCGCCGCCGCCAACGCCGCCAGCACCGCCGTCATAGGCGTTCCCGGTGCCTGACCTTCCGGCACCGCCCCCGCCGCCCTGCTTCGCTGAACCCGCGCCGCCATTCGCTCCCGAACCAGCCGACCCACCACCGCCAGTAGATGAACTGTTGCTGTAAGAGATGGGCGAGTAGGTAATCGCGTCGGAAAGGACCGCCCTGTAAGAGCCACCGGCAGCGCCGTTAGAAACAAGCGGCAGCGTGGAACTGCCCCCTCCTCCGCCACCGCCGCCACACTTGACACCGGCTCCCTGCCATCCAGCCGATCCACCTGTGCTTGCCCCCGCGCCCCCGCGCCCAAGGCTTATGGCTTGGGAGAAGTATCCGCTTATGGACGGGCTTGACGATGTAGATGTTCCGGTGCCGGTGCTGCCGCCCGATCCGGGCAAGCCACCTAGAACCGAAAGAGGCCCAAACCTTGACAGTCCCCCCACGCCTCCTGCGTCCCCCGCTCCGGTTGCTGTTTTCGCTGCGCCGCCAGTTCCACCAGCGCCAATCGTCACAGTCACCGATGCGCCTACGCCGCCGAGGTCTGCCGCGCTAAAAGTTTGAGTGAATATGTCGCCGCCGTTGCCGCCAGCAGCGCCGCCAACCGCTGTGCCGGAAGCGGTCTTTGCGCCTGCCCCTCCACCGCCCCCTGCGCTGATTACTTCGGCAACAACAATCTGAGCGCCGGTAGGAATCGTGTAAGTGGTCGAACTAGACCAAGTTTGAGAGTCAATAAGGGCTACGGCTCCTGTCGCGCCCGTGGCACCTGTCGCCCCGGTAGGTCCGGTGCTGCCCGTGGCCCCCGTCGCGCCTGCGGCACCCGCCGCGCCGGTATTGCCAGTAGGCCCAGCGGGGCCAGTCGCTCCCGTTGCTCCGGTTGCGCCATTCGTCCCGTTGCTGCCTGCCGGACCCGTGGCACCTACGGCTCCCGCATCGCCCTGTGGCCCGGTCGGACCCGTTGCGCCGGTAGCGCCGTTCGTGCCGTTCGTTCCCGCGGCACCTGTCGGGCCAGTCGGACCCGTGGGGCCAGTCGCGCCGCCGCCTCCGGTGATCCATTCAAGCTCGAAGTCTGAGTCCGTCGCCTTGGCGAGAACCTGACCTGTCGCCCCTGCTGGTGGGATCGGGTAGGTAAGGAGGCTTGCCCCGCTTGCCGTCCAAGTGGTCCCGTCAGAGGTCCATATCTCCCATGTAACGGGCGTGGAGTCCAGTTCCACATAGGTCTGCCCGGAGTAGCCCGTCCCAGTCGGGCTGCCGTTGCCGTAGTAGAGGTCGCCCTGGCTGCCCGTGGCCCCGGTCGGTCCCGCTACCCCTTGGCTTCCGGTGGGGCCAGTTGGCCCGGTGGGGCCTGTGGCACCCGTTGAACCCGTCGCTCCGGTGGAACCGTTCGTGCCAGCCGCCCCGGTCGGCCCGGTAGGTCCGGTGCTGCCGTTTGCCCCCGCCGAACCCGTTGCGCCCGTGGAACCCGTGGCACCAGCCGGTCCGGTTGGCCCCGGCACCGTGGAGTCGGCACCCGTGGCTCCGGTCGGGCCTGTCGCGCCGGCGGCACCGGCGGAACCTGTGGCGCCGGCTACTCCCGTGGCGCCGGTGGGGCCGGTGGGGCCGGTGCTGCCCGTAGCACCTTTGGCACCCGTGGCGCCGGTTGCGCCGGCCGAGCCCGTCGCGCCAGTAGGGCCGGTCGGACCCTGGCTGCCGGCGTTGCCCTGGATTCCCTGCGAGCCGGTCGGGCCTGTTGCTCCGGTTGCTCCGGTTGCGCCAACCGGGCCGGCAGAGCCGGTGACGCCCGTGGCGCCCGTGGCGCCCGTGCTACCCGTGGCCCCCGTGGGACCAGTCGGGCCTATGGCGGTTATCTCGGCACCTTCGGCACCGTAAAAGCGCCAGCTCACGAAATCTCCAATCCGTAAATCGTCACCGTGACCTTGGAGGCCACGCTTGCCTGCCCGGAGAACGAGTCGGAGGCTTCAAGTGTGATCGTGCCGTCGAACTCGGCCCAACCCCCCGCCCTTACAGAGGTCGCCGGGAGGATCACATTCGCATCAGCGGTCCCGTCATGCCAGAGCTTGATCGTCCTGGCGCTCGTATCGTTGTTCACGATCCGAACGTGCTTGATGATGGCCTGCGTTGCGGCAGGGACCGTGTAAAGCGTCGTGGCCGAGGTTCCCGGCTGTCCTTGGTAGAGCTTCTTGTAGGTATCGGTCATCAGTCGATGAAGGTTGAGAAGGCACGGGACTCGGCCCCGGAGGGTCCGGTCGCGCCGGTTGCGCCTGCGGGTCCGGTGGGTCCGGTCGGACCTCCACTTGGTCCGGTCGGTCCGATTGGCCCCGTAGGTCCGGTCGGACCCCCCACGCCGTCGGCCACATTTTCTTGCTGGACGGGGAAGGCTTGGGCGATGGCGTCGAAGTTCCGCTGGATTGCCTCGAGCGCGGCCTTGAGGTCATCACCCCCCCGCTCTATCTGCGGATCAGGGAGTCGAAGCGTCACTAGCCGAGCCGAATGGCGACGAGGTTTGTCTCCTCGGCGGTAACGGTTAGGTTTGTTGCCGAGCCTGCGAGACCTACGGCGATCCGAACGCCGATCGTCTTGGTGGCCGCGAGGGTCAAGGTGCTTATCAGCGGCACCGCGTCGGTCTTGTTGGCCGATGGCGCGGCGGTTGAGGCATAGCTGCCGATCTGCGTAGAGTCGGTTTGGTTGTAGAGATAAACGATGGCCGGGTTGCCGGTTGAAAGCTGCACAATCCCCACTTGGGCCACCAGCAAGTAAGTCCCGGCTACGAGCTCGAGAGCGAGACCCGTTACGTTGGAGCCGCCGGTTGATGCGGAGAAGGTGGTGCCGCTAGTAGGCGTGTCGCTCTGAATCGTCAGATTGAGCTTGGGTGAGGTAACGGCGCCGGCCGCAATCTCGGAGGTATTGACGGCGTTGGCCTCGATCTTGGCGCTGGTAACGGCGTCCGGGGCGAGCTGGTCCGTGTCCACGGATGCAGAGAGGAGCTTCGAGCCGTTTATATCGGCGCCCGTGGCGATGTTGCCGTTGTCGAGTCCACCGTTCACCACGTCCGCGATCGCGTCGTCGTTGTCCTCAACCTGGCTCCAAAGGTTAGAGCCGGTTACGTTTCGATTGGGAAGGTTGATTTGGGTCATGCGTCCTCGATTCCTGGCTGTCGAACTTGTCTGACTTGGTGGGTCGCTCGGTGGAGCGCCCACCGTGCGTTCCCCCGAATGAGCATTGAGAAAGTGGTCCCTCGAGCCGCCCTTCGCCGCTGCTCAACCTCGAGCCCCCGCGGGTCGGCCCACTTCGAGGTGTTCCATTGTTCGCTGTTCCATTGGGGGTCAGCGTTGGAATCCGTGAAATAGACGGGGACTAGGTTGCCCTCCCCCTCCTCGAAGTCGGTGGAAATGCCGATGGAGACCTCGCCGGCACCCCACATCTTCGAGGCCCGGAGAACCTTCACGTCGGGGCTGTTGAAGTCGAGCCACCCGGAGCGCCACTTGGCCTGAATCGGGTTGTTAGTTCCGCCATCGTTCGGGTCAGTCCTACGGTGGACGAGGAGCTTCGTATCCCCGAACCAAAGGTTTCCGTCGAAGGCGTGGACCCACTTGGCGGGGAGGTTGTAGAGGGAAAACCAGCCTGCCTCGGTGTCGTGGACGAGAACCCGCTGCCCGTCTGCGGAGGGGAATGCCATGTAGATCACGTCGTCCAGGGCCGTCAGGCGGCATTGGCTTATGTTGCTGATCGTGCCGCCCGTGTAGTAGCCCGAGGTATCGGTCGTCCAAAGCGGCTCTACCGCGTCAGACACCTTCTCGGCGCTAGATCCGGTGGTCCGGTAAAGCCCATCAGGGCCGACGAAATAGACACCGTTTCTCGTAGTGGCAATACCGAACGGAGAGGCAAGTCCCACGCCGCCCTCGACAGGTCGGTAGTTGAATACGGGGCTTCCGTCCGCGCCCACCGAGTTCCCGTAAAAAACGAAGAACTTGGTTTCCTTGAATACGAACACCAGCTCGCGCCATGCGACGGCTCCTGTGATCTTCTCCCCGTCGCCGGGGGTGAGTTGGACGTAATCGTTAGTCAGCCAGGTCTCGGGGTCGCCGGCATCAGAGAAATAGACGTGCGACCAGCTCGCGGGATTGCCGCCCGGTCCCCCCGTGTCGCTTGCGAAGCCTGCCGAGACCAAACGGTTGTCAGTGGACTGGACGGTGAGGTAGCGGCCCTTGGGGAAGGCGAGGTTCGCGGTCGGCGGGGGGCTGCCCGTGGTGATCCGGACTTGGGGCGTGGTAAAGCTCGCACCGTTGTAGTAGCGGTTGTCAGTCCCGTTGGAGCAATACACCCGCTCGGAGGTCGGGGTGCCGTATCGGGCAAAGGAGAAAGCATCCGTGGCGGCGGTGAGGGCGCCCGATGCCCCTTGGGACCCGCCGCTAGTGTCGTAGCCCCTGAGCTCGCTGCTAACGGTCGTAAGAAGTCTTTTGGACCCGGAGGTAGTCGAAAACGATCCAAGGCCGAGAATGGTTGAGTTGAGCCGTTGAACATACCCGCCCCTGGTCACGATCGCCCCACGCTCGGAGAAGCCGACGTTCATCGCGTCGATGCACTCGGCGGGGTCCACCGCGTCCGGCTTGTCGCGGAGGTTCAACCCCCGTCCGAAGCCCCGGTATGGAAACGACTGGTATGCCATCAGGCGATGTAGTCGTCCGGCAAGCCTGACTGGACGATCGTGCCGGGGTTCTGATAGTTGCGAGACAGAATCCCGTCCCTCATGGCCTGAATCTGGCTGTCCACGATTCCCTGAAGCCCCGCCGCCTGCTCGTATTCATCGTTGTCCTTCAGGCCCCGCATTACGGCGCCGTCGATCAGGACTTCTTGATAGGCGCTCGGGATCAGGGGCTCGTCGGCGTCGATGTAGCTTGGCGGCTTCCTGAGGTAGCGGACGTAGATCGTCGGGGTGCCGTTCGGCCATACCTTGATCGTGTTGCCGTCCAGATACCACCGGGAGGGATCGCCCGTTTCGGAAAGCGCGGGGTCGAGGTCACGAATATCTCGGAGGTCGGTTCCCCTGAGAATCACGTCCTCATAGCCGACGAAAAGAACCTGAGACAGGTCAGAGAGCGTCAGCGGGGCAGCCGCCGTGGTCTCGGTCTCGAGGAACGGCCAGGGTTCCTGAGCACAGACCCACTCATAAGCCTGTTTGATCCAGACGTTGAGCCGGTCCTCGGTCACATACTGATAGCCGCGAGCGGCAACTTCCGCCCGAATCTGAGCAAAGGTCATCCTCTAAACTGCTTCCTTTTGTTGATGCCTCCCTTGCCGAATACGCGGTTGCCGGCCCTAACGTCCATGAGCGCCGTATCCCGGTTTTGCTCACGGGCAAGCTCCGCGTCCTTCTCTTTCTTCTCGGCCTCCCTGACCTGCCGGTTTCTAAGTTCCTGAAGCGCGCCCTCTCGCCAGAGGTCGGCTGCCTTCATATCTTCGATCAGCTTCATCGTCGGATCGACGTATTCCTTGTCTGGACCCATCACGGGCCAGTAGGAATGAATGAGCCCCGGAGGGGTGCGGCGGATATGCCACCGCCCCGGCTCGATGCCGGGGATCAGGCCGCGCTCTGCGTTGGGGCCGATCCAGACCAGCTCGAGGTAGGGGTCGAGCTTCTTGAGCTCGGCGTTGATTTCCTTGACGAACGGGGCTCGCGGTGGCCCCTGCTCTACGGCCTCGTCACGCATCGCGTTCAACGGGACGATCAGGCCGGATTCTGTCTCAGGCAAGTTTCTTCCTCCTCTCAGGATGAACCCCCTCCCCCGCACTCAGGCGGGGGAGGGTAGTTCGGACTGACTAGCCTCAGGTAGTGGTGAGGTTGGTCAGCTTGCCGTGTGCCGAACGGCGGCTGGTGGCGAGCTGCGCGTAGTACTCGAGCGCGCCAACCAGGTTGGTCGTTCCCTGCTTCCACTCGAGGATCGACCCGCCATACTTCTGCGTCACCCAGTAGGGCTTGTCGGTCCTGACCATGAACAGGTGCTTCTTGGTCAGCATGAACCACTCGTCATCCGGGCAATCCGGCTGCGCGTCGATGGTCATGCCGGCCCACTTGGCTCCGGTGTCGTTGCCGGCACCGATGCTGCTGTCACCGTCGAACCGGGCCTGCGACTGAAGCAGCAGGTAGAACTTCTGCTGCTGAAGCGGCGAGGTCAGGTTCCAGTCCGGGCGTCCGCCCCTCTGCTGGAAAATCTTCCTCTGAATGTTGAGGAGCTTTGCCAGCGAGAGAGCTTCTGCGGAACCCGGCGAGTCGATGGCGAATGACTGCCACCTCTCGTCGGTCAGTCCGCCGAAGGCGCCCGTGCCGATGATGTTGTTCAGCCCGTTCATCCCGTAGAACGTGGAACCGCTCCGCGAGTTGGCGATGCTGATGTAGTGCGACGATGTGGTCGTCACCGCGGTAGCGACCGTGATCGTGTTGTTGTCCAGATCGACAGCGGTGATCTTGTTGCTTGCCGACTGCGAATCCTCGTCGGCGGTCGTTCCGATGTCGATGGTCAGCCCTGGGTACAGGTACCCGCGCTGAAGCGCCCAGGTGTCGCCGGAGGCGAGGTTCACCGTGGTCGAGGCGGACGTGGTTGCACACCTAGCGAGGTTGCCGGTGCCGTCACCGAACGCCTGAGCTGCGACCTGATGCCGCGTGTTCTCGATGGCGCCCGAGACTTCGGCATCCATCGCAGAGGCGACGGCCAGCGGACCCTCTGACGAGGTGATCGCGTTGGTGTCGATCTGCACCTGGAACCAATGCCGGGTGTGGTTGAACTCCGCAACGCCGACCTTCTGGCCGTCTGCGTCGTTGAGCGTGTCCGTGCCAGCGGCAGGGACGATCGTGTAGCCACCGGAGCGGTCCAGGTGGACCGGGACCTTGGCGACCTTGCCGACCCTGTACTTGCTGGTTTTCTCGATCTGGTCGAGGAGGATGTTCTGGTCGTAGAACTGCTTTTCGAGCCGGTCCTGGGTCCAGACGTCCTTGAGGATTTCTGAATAGGTGTCGATATCGACGCTCATTTCAGACCCCTTTCTTGGAGAGTGAGAAGCTAGTCCTGCTCGGCTGCCGCGATGCGGTCAGCGATGAACTGAACTCGAGTCTCGTCGTTGTCTAGGTCAGCCGCTTTATCGGCGGCGATGCCGGACCCAGGGCGGCGAGCTGCCTTCTTGCTCTCGACCCATGCGCTCTGCCGATCCCTGAGGAGCTCGGTGAGGTGTGCGTGGGCGAGTCGAAGGTCAGGCAACCCCTGTTCGTCGGGGTTCGCCCTTGCTACTGAGGCGAGAATGGCGATTTCCTCGTTGGAAAACTCGCGCCCCTCAGACTGCTCGAGGGATTCGATGCTCTCCGTGAGGTATTCGGTCTCGGCCTCAACGAACGCTTCCTGTTGGGCTGCCATCTGCTGTTCTTCCAGCATGGCCTCCAAACGGTCGATGCGAGCGTCGGGGTCGAACTCGTCCAGTTCATCGAACTGGTCGCCTTCCTCGTCGTCAAGCTCAATGCCGTAGCGCCTAAGTGCTTCAGCCTGAGCTTCGGGTCCAGCCTGTCCGGAGAGCGCCATCTGAATCTGCTCGGCCTGCGAGTACTGCTGGTTTCGCCGGTCGAACTCTGAGCGAAGGTCGTTATACCTCTGCTCGAAGTCGATCTCTGGACTGTTCGCGGGTATCCCGTTATCGGGGCCGCTTTCGATTCCGGGTGTCTCCTCAGTCTGAGGGGCCGGGACTTCGCCCTCTACGGGCGTGGCTTCATCTGGCATTTCTGCCTTTCGTGTGTGCGGGGCCGCTACGGGCGTGTCCGCGGGTTTCTGTGCTTATCCGGGGGCCGTCAGGCCGTGTCCGGCTAAGAGGGGATGGCGGGGAGCGAGGACTGCGGCGTTCCCACGTCGGGCTTCGCCGCGTTCATCATGCCCTGGCTCATGGCTTCTTCCGCCTGAAGTTGTTTGGATCGCTCGGCCTGTCGGGTCTCAATCTCGATCAGGGCCGAGAAGTAAAGGAGGGAGGCTTCCTTGTATTCGGGGGCGAGGCTGTCCCAATCGTCGGTCTTGAACCAGTCCCCGAACACCGCCTTATGCACAGCCACGTTGTCCACGCCCTCGCGGGGCATCCAACCCGGCACCTCCATCAGCATCGCGCCGGTCTCGGGGTCCATCGCCTCCTCGCCGGGGAATACCGGGCGGGGCGGCTCGTTGAGAAAGTCACCGGAGCGGAGCTTGCTGATAATCAGGTTGGCACGGGCAATGTCGAGCTCATAAGACTCGATCAGCTTTTCGGCGGTGCCTCCGTCGATCGCGGCCATCGCTGCCTCGGGGCTTACCCACCCGAGCTGTGCGTAGTTCATCACCCGCTGCTCGACGGCTTGCCGGGTCCGAGGCTCGAGGGAGCCTGGGGCAACCCGCACGTCGGTCTGATTGCGAAGGTTGATCCCCATGAAGTCTCTAATCGACTCCCACCCCGTCCTGCCTCGGAACTGGACTACCCGCGGCTCCGTGTAGTAACGCTGCACAAGGGTCAGACAGTCCCGCATTACGGCCGAGTGCCAGTCTGCGAGCTTGACGATGAAGTTCTGCCAAGCGAGGCGATCCCGCTCGAGGAGCGACTGGATGCCCTTGCCGGACTCGACCTGAGAGGGAACCTGATTGTCGGAGGAAATGAAGCCCATCAGCCGCTCCATGCGGTCGGCAAGGGCGAACAGCTCGGAAGGTATCGGCGGGACTGGCCTCCACTTCGGCTCATGGCCGACAATGGGGTTGTAATAGACCACGCTCCCCGGCTCGTCAGAGGGCCGGGTGCGGCTATCTAGCGATCCCACCGGGGCTAGAATCTGCGGTGAAAGGGCTACGTTCTTCCACTCGGAAACCTTGTTGAGGGCGTCGTTGAAGGTTCGCATCGGCTCGATCAGTTGCTTGACGAGCCCCTGGTCACGATCGCTTGAGGGGTCGATCATGTAGGAGAGCCTGTGGAGGCAGGGGGCGTCGATCGCTCTGCCGTCTGTGCCTTTCAGCGGGTAGTCGTCTGCCGGGAAGATCAGCTTGCCGTTGGCGATCGTCATGCGCCGGCCGTTGGGGTGCTCGGCGGTGGGGCGCTCGAGGTATTCGGTAACGAGAACCATCTGCGAGGGCTCAGACTTCTCGCCCTTCCAGTCCAGCTCGGCATCGGGGGTGAGCTTGACGCCCAAGAACCCTTCCTCGTTCTTCACGGAGTCGATCGGACGGGCGTGTTCGATCACATAGAAAGGCGAATCATCGAACTGACACCCCGGCTCCCACGAAACCTCCGGTGCGCCATAGACCTTTACCCGAACGTCCCCCACACCGATCACGCCCTGCTCGGTCTCAACGAACGGGCCGACACCGGAATCCCAATACGGAAAAGCGAACGCCTCTCCGGTGGTCAGGGCGTAGTAGGTAGCGGCCTCGGTTGCCCTGCGAAGGCTCCAAGACTCGTAGCCGGCAAGGGCGATCTTCTCCGCGAGCTTGGCCCCGGATACATCTTCGGAGTCCGTGGTCGAGGGGATTACTTCGTAGCCGGGGACCCTCTGCGTGGCGGCGCTTATCTTGCCGTCGAGGATTGCAAAGATCAGGTTGCGAGACTGCCGGACCCGCCACTTGGGCTTGCCGCGGCCGTCGTAGGATTCCTTGGTCGCCTGGTGCGTGAGCTTGTTTCGATTGGAAACGTAGGCGTAGTGGTTGCCGCGCGCAAACTCAAGCTGCTCCTTCCACTCCGGGGTCAGATCCTCCGCTTGCTTGCGGGATCGCCTGATCCGGTCCATGACGGACTTCTCGGGGGCGCTCGGCCCTACCAGCTTTTCAATCAGGTTAGTTTCGGCCATTCATCTGCTCTCTTGCGAGGAAGGCTTCCTCGTCGTTATCGAAGGGAACGTGGAAAGTCAGCTCGTCGGTCTGTGCGACGGAGTGATCCACGACTGCCTGCCCCGGTGCCTGAATCCTTTGGAGAAGGTCTTGGCGCTCGCGCTTCCACTCCCCCTCTGCCCTAGCCATGCGCCACTCCTTAGCCACTAGCAAGGCTGCCAGTAGCGAAAACACGATTACTGTTTCCATCAACTCATCACTCCCATCGGTGCCGTGTCTTGTTCTACGGGCTCAAAGTCGGCCGGCGGTGCCGTGCCGGGGGTCCATCGCCGGGGCCTCTGCTTCAGCTCCGGGTGGATCAACGGTCGGCTCATGCTCAGGTAGCGAAGGCAATCCATCGCGTGGTCGTTTCGCTTGACCACCTGGAACCTGCCATCGACGCTCGGGGCAAGCCGGTATCGCTCCCGCTCCCACATGAGGTTCTGACAGTTGCGAGCAACCGTTAGGAGGCCCTTCTCGAGCCTGCGCTTCACCTCGAAGATTCCGGTCTCAACGTCGTTCTGTGCCGGGACCACCGGGAGGCCGGCCTTCTGGAAGGCAGACTCGACGCGCTCGGCATCGGTCAGCGAGCGGTTACGGGCTGCCGGGTCGATCAGGTAAAAGGCATCCCTGATCCCCCAAAACTTTTCCTTCTGCCGGATCGCCATGACGGTTCGCTCGGGCGTGTAGCCCTGGAGCAGGAGCTCGTCGTAGATGAGGAGGTGGTTGTCCTTGTCGAAGGCCCCGAACAGCACGGCGGTCTTTGCGATCCCAGGGTCAATCACGGTCTGGAAGGTCTGCCCCTGAAGGTGGGCTTTCTTCACGGGGTCGCAGACGTGCCGGCTCGAATCCCACTCGGAATAGACGAGCCCTTGGAAGTGGACGAAGTTGCCTTCCTTGCGCGCCGCCCGATACTCCTCGGGGATCGCGGCTAGGGCTGCCCTCTTGCCCTCCTCTGACAGATTCGGGTTGTCGTCCATATCGACGCGGACAACGCAGAGTCCCTCGTCCCGCCATACGTCGGTTGCAACTTCCGGCCCCTTTTTCTCCCAAAGTTCATCGAAAGTCCAGGTCAGGCCGAGGAGCGGGGTGAAGGTGAACAGCTCGTCGCCGTTGTAGTCGGCAAGTCGCATCGTGCATTCCTGACGGACCAGCTCGCCCTTCTCTCCGGGCGGCTCCTCGTCGTAGTGGATGCGGTGCCGAGCAGAGCCACCAAACTTATCCAGATCCTGTTCGTACGACATAAACTCGAAAAACGAGCCATTGGCGAACCGAAGGATGCGTTGCGACTTCTCGTAAGCGGTATCCCAACCGCCACCCTTGAGCTGCGACTTCGGACACCACCGCCTGATTGCTTCCTGCACGGCGACCATCGTTCGGGTGAAGTCCGGGGTGACGATTCGGCACTTGAACGGTGCCTCCCACTTCTTGTAGGCCCTCAGGTGATCCGGCACAGCGTCGGGGTCGATCGCCTGGATCAGGTCGTCACAGATGCCGCCCGTGGTCTTGCCCGAGCGGTTGCCCCCAAGGAACACCTTTGTCCTGCCCCGGAACTCATGGAAGGGCCGCTGCTTGTCGTGGGGCATATACCCCTGAAGCGGGTTGGCCGTAAGCAGCTCGTCGGCCTCCGCGAGGAGCTTCTTTACCTCGGGGTCCTCGAGGATCGCCGCGTCGGCTTGGACCCTGAGCTGGCTCACTTGATTCCGAACCGATCCTTGGCGGCTTCGTATTCGCTCGGCTGCCTGCCCTCGCCAACCTTGAATACGCCCCGCGAGGTCACGCGGTAGCCGAGCGACCTGAGAAGTTCGAGAACGTCGGCTTGCCGGCGCTTTCGACTGGCTGGGCCTGAGGTGGTAGAGCTTCCGCTACTCGTAGTGCTGCCACCCCCGCTCGAGGAATAGCCCGTGGGGTTGGGGAAGCCGCCGGTAAGCGCCCCTTGGTCGATCGCCTTGCGCCCCTTGAATACTTTTTCGCCGCGAGCCTGACCGTCCTCGACTGCGATGTGGACGTGATCCCGGTGGCCGGGGTCGCCCTTCCACAGCATTTCGAGGCTGTGTCCATTGGGGGAGGTGAACTGCACGATGCCTGCCGCACCGGAAGCGAGGGCTTCTGCGTCAGCCTTGGAGCCGCCTGCCGCAATCACGGCGGCGTAGGCGATCGCGTCACCCGCCGCCTCACCGGCACCGCCGTCTGCCATAGCCGCTATATCGAGCGCCCCCCCTTCTGAATGGTTGGAGTCGGAGTCGGTCGGCCTAAGCGCGCTGGTGATCTGAATGTTCTGGCCGGTCATGCGCGAAATGGTGCGAGCCAAGCCGACGATGTTCGGGTTGATCCCGTCCGGCGTGGTTCCGTTGAGCCACTCAACGCTTGCCTCGCCCTTGGCCTTCTTGGGCTGCGCCCAAAGGGTCGGCCTTACCGGCTTCTGCTTGATCTTGAGACCCATCGCCTCGATCTGCTCGGGCGTGACGAGACCCTGAACCGAGAGGCCCAAGCCGGCTGCCTTTTGCGCCACGCTTCCGGCTCGCTCGGTTGCCCGTTCAAGCCTCTGCCTAGCGCCGGGGCTTGCCTTGGTGGTCGGTCCCACATCTTGGTCTAGGTAGTAGGAGTCGTTTATGCCGGGGTTGTAGCCCTGGATGCCGAAAGTCTTGGAATAGCTCTTGCCGTCAAGGTGAAGGGCCATCGCCTGAACTGCCTCGCGGGTGGAGCGCCACGGGTCGATGCCGAACTTCTCTACGAAAGCGTCACGGGTCGGGGGAATGAACTGTGCCGCGCCCCTTGCGTTGCCGTAGGGGGTACTAGGCCCGACCTTGCTCATATCGAAGCCCGACTCCCCTTGGAGCATCTTCGCCATGAACTCGTTGCCCGACAGCCCGTAGGTCTGTCTTGCCATCTTGTCGATCCGGGGGGAATACTTCCGAATCCACTTGGCGTATTCAGCCGGGACATTGGCTGGCATACCGCCCTTGGCAACCGCAGACCTAGCCTTGCGAACCTCTCGCCGTGCGCGCTTGACCTTCCGGCGGGTCTGCCTTACCTCAGGGGTGGTGAGATTCTTGCCGTCGCGCCTGAGCTGCCGCTTACGGGCTGCCTTAGTAACCGAGTCCACAGAGGGGGTGCCGACGATTCCCTGACCGCGGAACTTCTCAACTTGGGTTCCCTCGGCGTTGAGGGAGGTGTTAGCCCTTACCCGATCCTCAGCCGCCAGGGCCTCGGGCCGGGTGGAGAACTGCCTGAGTGCCGCGTCCTCGAGCTTGCGCTCCGCACGATCGCGCTCACCCGCAATCTCCATGTTGTCCTCGAGGTCCCGCTCACTACGGGTCCTGCCGGGGGGCGTGTAACGCTTCCTGAGGCGTTCTATCGAGCTTTGGAACTCGGGCGTTGCGACCGGGTTCCTGCGCGCCTTAGGGGGCTTCGGGGAGGACGAGCGGGACGGCCTGCCAAGGTTCGTTGCGGATACCGCGTTTCCAGCAGCCTTCTGACTCTTTCCAAACCCGATCTCGGACTTGGTTCTGCCGAGGTCCGGCTTCTTGTTTCGGTTCGGGTATCTCCCAAGTCGAGCTTCCTTTGATGAACGGGACGGCACTAGACGGCCCTCCTCCTTGCCTTGGCTGCGATTGCCTGGGCCTGCTCACGGGTCTTAGGCACGGGCTCACCCCAGGCGGTTGCCATGAGTGCTAGGCGTGTGGGCTTTCCGTTCTTGACCATTGGACCCTTTGGGTTCGAGTAGAAGCGAGTAGCCCAGTTTCTCCACCGGGCCTTGTCGCGGGGTGAGGCAGAGCCGTAGTTGGTGACTCCCGCCTTCAGGTTCGCGCCTTGGGCGTTGTAAGCCCTTCTCCCGGCCTCCGACAGTCCCCCTCGGGGGTTCTTGTGGATCGCCCTACTGATGGCCTCAGAACGGCGCATATCGCTAGTAGAGCTTCTTACCCTTGCCCGTCAGAGGACGGCCTGGGCCACCCTCCCACCCCGGAGCCTGTGACTGTCCCAATGGCTTGGGGCCGAACTTGCCCCACCACTTCGGACCCTTCACGCCCTGACGGATGCGGTCTTTGCGCTTGTTTCCGTATCTTCCTGGTCCCGGCATGGGCTACCGGCGCTTCCTTAGCGCCTTCATCGTGTCAATGCGACCCTTCAGCTCGGACTTGCCAACCCACGGCGGGTCCATGACCTCGCCTTCTTCCTGCCGATTCAGGTCGCGCATCCTCTGGTTGTAGCCACGGCCACGGTCCCTGCGCTTGGCCCTAGCCTCGCTT